CGCCAAGGGGTTCTCGATCAGCTTCCAAACCCTGGTGAACGACGACATTGGTGCACTCAGTGACATCGCGGCTAAGATCACCCGCGGCGCGCGCCAGTGGTTCAGCGGGTTCCTGGCCGACACGATCCTTGCGAACCCGAAGTTGGCCGACGGCAAGGCCGTCTTCCATTCCGATCACGGGAACCTTGCCAGCACGGGCGCGGCACCGTCTGACACGAGCATCGGCGCGGCCAAGCTGGCCATCCGCAAGCAGACCGATGCGAGCGGCAACCCGATTGGCGCGCAGCCGCGGTATCTCCTCATTCCGGCGGCGCTGGAGGGCGCGGTGGACAAGCTGTTGGCGCAATTGTACCCCACCAATAGCACGCAAGCTGAGACCGCCGCGCGCGGACTGGTTCCGCTGGTGGAGCCGCGGCTTGACCTGAAGAATCAGGCGACGGCGTGGTATCTCTTCTGCGACCCGAGCGAGGCGCCGGTGTTCGAGTACGCCGAGCTGCAAGGATACGAGGGCCCGCGGGTGGAATCGCGGCCGGGCTGGAACACGTTGGGAACCGAGTTCCGAGTGGTGTGGCATTGCGGCGCGGGCGCGATTGATCATCGCGGCGCCTATAAGAATCCGGGGGGTAGCGCATGACCCTAACTGAGCTTCAACAGAAGCGCGACGAAATTGTCCGAACGCTGGGCGTTGCCCGGATTCAGTTTGGCGAACGTTCGATTGAGTACGCCCGGCAGGCCGAAGCGCTTCAGGCGATTGACCGCGAGATAGCGCGGCTGACGCAGCCGGGCGAGGCAAAGGTTTTCAAGATTCAGACTTCGAGAGGATTGCGATGAAGAACTACGTGCAAGAAGGCAAGACTTTGACTGTGACTGCCCCGGGCGCGGTGGTGAGCGGGCAGTACGTCACGGTGGGCGCGATCCGTGGCGTGGCGGCTTACGACGCTGCGAGCGGGCAGCCGGCGGAAGTGGTGACCGAGGGCGTGTTCATGCTGCCCAAAGTTGCGGCTGAGGATATCGCGGTTGGCGACCTGCTGTATTGGACCGGCACGGCCTGCACCAAGACCGCCGGAACCGGCAGCAAGCCGCTGGTGGGCGTGGCCGTCAAGGCCGCCGGCAACGGCGTCACTACCGTTGCGGTCAAGCTGGGTGCCCACGGGCTGACCGGGCCGGTGTAGTAAAGTTCTACGAGTTTCGGGGGCCGCACAGACAGCGGGCCGCTTCCCCCGCGCGCGGGTTTCGGCTCCTTTCCCGCGCGGCAAAGCGGCACTCCTTTCGTGGACCGGCGGCGGTTGGGTGCGGGCCGCCGCCGGATTTTTATGGCAAGGATTGCGAAATCGCAAATCAGCAAAGACGAAGCCGACCGCCGCAAGGCCGTTGCCCTGGCTGAGCTGCGCGAATTGGAAGTGCGGCAACGCCGCGGCGAGCTGCTGGAGGCCGCCGCGGTTCAGAAGCAATGGGCCGCCGGACTGGCGTCTCTCAGGGATAGGCTTCTTTCGCTTCCAGACCGCCTAGGAGCGGTTCTCGCGGGCCGGGGAGAGGGTGAGGTGCGGACCGTGCTGCGCGACGCGCTGGAAGAGGCGCTGAGGGGCATTCATGCCGACGGTTGAGGAAGTCTGGCGCGGCGCGCTGGAGGCGCTGTTGCCGCCGCCGAAGCTGACGGTATCCGAGTGGGCAGACAGATATCGGGTGCTGGGGAACACCTCCCCCGAGCCGGGGCCGTGGCGGACGAGCCGAACGCCATACCTGCGCGAGATCATGGACTCACTCACGCCGGGCGCGCCTTGCGAACGCGTGGTGTTCATGAAATCCGCGCAGATTGGCGGAACCGAAGTCCTGCTGAACGCCTGCGGATACCTGATGCACCATGCTCCGGCGCCCATCCTGCTGGTTCAGCCGACCGTGGAAATGGCGAAGCGGTTCAGTAAGCAGCGGCTGGACGGATTGATTGAGAATTCACCTGCACTGCGGGGCCGGGTGAAAGATCCGCGCGCGCGTGACTCGGGCAACACGGTTCTACTGAAGGAATTCTCGGGTGGCGTGCTGATCCTGACCGGAGCCAATTCGGCGGTGGGACTGCGGAGCCTGCCGGCGAAGTACGTTTTGGCCGATGAGCTGGACGCCTGGCCGGCGGATGCTGACGGCGAGGGCGACCCGCTGACGCTGGCCGTGCGGCGGACGGTGGCGTTCGGCAGTCAGCGAAAGATCCTGGCGGTGAGCACGCCGACCATTGAGGGCGTGAGCCGCATTGAGGCGCTGTTTCGGCAGGGCGATCAACGCTTTTATTTTGTGCCATGTCCGCGCTGTGACTTCATGCAACGCTTGAGGTGGGAGCGGCTGCGCTGGCCCGAGGGCAAGCCCGAAGAGGCGCGCTATGAGTGCGAAGCCTGCGGTTACCGCATTCAGAACCATGAGAAGACCGCCATGCTCGCCGGCGGTGAATGGCGGCCGACTGGGGCCGGCGACGGGCGGACGCGGAGCTACTCATTGAATGCGTTATATGCGCCGGTAGGCTGGCCTGGCTGGCCCGAGTTGGCCGTGGAGTTCTTAGAGGCCAAGCGGACCCGCGAGACGTTGCAGGTGTTCATCAACACGATCTTGGGCGAGGCCTGGCGCGATGAGGCCGCCGTACCGCTGGAGGCCGAGATGCTGTATGGCCGGCGGGAACCGTTCGGGGCCGAAGCGCCCGGAGGCGTCTGTCTGATCACCGCCGGCGCGGACGTGCAGGCCGACCGCATTGAGTGCGAGGTGGTGGGCTGGGGCGCCGGTGAGGAGAGCTGGAGCCTAGGCTACTTCGTGCTGCACGGCGACACCGGGCAGCCGGAAGTCTGGACGGACCTCGACCGGCTGCTGAGCCGCCAATGGAAGCATGAGACCGGCCTGCTGCTGCCGGTGAGTGCGGCGGCGATTGACGCAGGCTTTGAGACCGAGACCGTGCTGGACTTCTGCCGGGCGCGCCGCGGGCGGCGCATCTGGCCAGTGAAAGGCCAGTCTGGATTCGGTAAGCCGATCTGGCCGCGGCGGGCGACGACCGGCGGCAAGAATCGCGGCGAGTTGTACCTGATCGGTGTCGACGTGGCGAAAGAGAAAGTCTACTCGCGGCTGCGTGTGGAGCGGCCGGGGCCGGGCTACTGCCACTTCCCGCTGGACCGCGGGCGCGACTGGTTCGACATGCTGGTGAGCGAGCGGATTATCGTGGAGCGCGGCGAACGGAAGTTCGTCAAGCCTGCCGGCGTGCGCAATGAGGCATTGGACGCGCGGGCCTATGCGACGGCGGCGCTGCATTCGCTTTACATGGCCGGTTTCAAGCTGGACGAGCACGCGCTGGCTTTCTGCGCGCAAGCGCAAGGCGCGGGAGCGCCGCCTGCCGCGGGCTATCAAGTCGCGCGGAGCAGTTTCATTACCGGGAGGTGATCACAATGTGGTTTCGATCGATTCGACCCTGGCTGACGAGAACACAAGCCCGGCAGGTGCGGGAGCGCCGCCAATGGCTTGTGGTTCGTTCGCCCTGGCTGCGCTGCGGCAGGCACCTGATTTTTTCCTAGTTGACAGAGGAACCCGAAGGCCGTAGAATTGAGTCATGCATGACGGTAGGCACGTATTTTGTACGCCTCGCGGTGGCGAGATTCACTTGATCCAAGTTCGGCGCGGTTGGAACAAGTGGGAATGGAGTGCTACTCGCCGGGCGTGGATCGGCGACCGGCCGAGGGAGCCGCAGTGGGCGACGCTAAGAGAAGCGCGCGCGGCGGTTCAACGCGAAATCGAATGGCTTAGGTCACTATTGGCGGCTGAGAATGCAGAGGGATAAACTGCGGACGGCCGCCGCCCAGCTTGGCCGGCGAGGCGGCAAGGCACGAGCAAAAAAACTATCGGCCGAGCGCCGCTCAGAGATTGCGCGCAAGGCCGCCTTGGCGCGGTGGAGCCGCGAGAAGAAGAAGGCCGAGGAGTAACTATGGCGGTCTATCGACCCTGGTATCGTGATCCAAAAACCGGCGAACGCCGGCAATCGAGCATCTGGTGGTACGACTTCATCGTTGCCGGCCGCCGCATCCGTGAGAGCGCAAAAACGACCCGTAAGACGCTTGCGGTGGCGGCCGCCGAAAAGCGGCGGCTGGCGCTGGAGCGGGCGCTGGCGGGGCTGCCGAGTGAGCAGCCGACGGAGCGCATAGAGGACGTGACCTCGATTCTGGATCAGTACGAGGCCACCTACGGCCTAAACCATCGGCCGAAATCCCTGCTGCTGGTAAGGGGCCGCGCAAAGCACCTGCGGCGGCTATTGGGCGGTTGCCTGCTGCCGGACCTGACCGAGCGGCGGATTCTGGACTATATCCGACAGCGGCAAGCGGAGGGGGCATCTGGCCGCACCATCAACCTGGAGATTGGCACGCTGAGCCGGGCGATTGGCCGCACCTGGCGGGAATTGTGGCCGAAGTTGCGGAAACTGCAAGAGCGCCACGACGTGGGCCGCGCGTTGACGCCAGATGAGGAAGCGCGGCTTCTAGACGCGGCGGCGAAAAGCGCAACGCCGCTGCTGTATCCCTACCTCATGGTTCTGTTATGGACCGGGGCGCGGGCGGATGAGGCACGGACGCTGCGGTGGGAGCAAGTGGACCTGGAGTCCGGGAAGATAACGATTGGCTGCTCCAAGACCGCAGCCGGGACGGGGCGAAGGATTCCCATGTCCCAGTCACTCCGGGCGACGCTGGAGCATTACGCTACGTGGTACGCACAGCGGTTCGGGCCGCTCAAGCCGCACTGGTTCGTTTTTCCGTACTGCCACACCAAGCGGCCGGTTGACCCGGAGCGGCCGGTTGGATCACTGCGCCATGCGTGGGAGTTGGCGCTGGAGCGGGCGGGCGTGAAATGCCGGCTGCACGACCTGCGACACTCGTTCTGCACGAAGCTGGGGGAAGCCGGGATTTCAGAGAGTGTTATGCTGGACCTGATGGGCCACCTCTCAGCGGCGATGTTGCGGCGCTACTCCCATATTCGGGAATCGGCGCGGGAAGAAGCGATTGCGAAGCTGGAGGCGCGGCTGCAAAACGGCCATGTCAAAGATTCCCCCAAAGTGGGCGAAATTGAGGCTGAAGGCGTAGGCGTTAAGTTGTTGAATTGAAAGGGTTTGGGCCCGTAGCTCAGGTGGATAGAGCATCTGCCTTCTAAGCAGATGGTCGCAGGTTCGAGTCCTGCCGGGCCTACCAGCGGAGTTTGCGAAGTTATCGAGCCTCTCTTCCCGATTCCAGCAGCAGCCGGGGACAGAGCCAGCCACAAACGGAGGAAGAATCAAGGTGAAAATCCGAAATCGTAAGATCGCCGGCAGGCGAAGTTTCCTGGCGGCGGCAGCGGGCTTGTTGGGTTCCAGCTTTTGGTCCGATGAAACCCTGGACGGCGCCGTCCAGAACGTCAACCGCAATTCCAGCCCTTCACAGCTCAAGATCACAGACCTGCGCGTCGCCGTGATCACGCGCGCGCCGGGCAACATCCCTTTGATCCGCATCGACACCAATCAGGGCATCTACGGGCTGGGCGAGGTGCGCGACGGCGCCAGCAAGACCTACGCCCTCATGCTCAAGAGCCGCATCCTGGGCATGAACCCCTGCAACATCGAGCAGATCTTCCGCAAGATCCGGCAGTTCGGCGGCCACGGGCGCATGGCCGGCGGCGTGGTCGCCATCGAGGAAGCCTGCTGGGA